GGCGGCCACCGGATTGTTCGACGCCCAGGCCCCCTCCCCGCCAAGCGCATACAGTGGCCCGCCATGCTGAGGTGATGGCATGTCAAGTTGATAGGGGCCAGCACGGTAGAGCGACTTGTCGGCAATCGTTGTGTCGCCAGAGACGCCAATCTTGAGCATGCCCTGCTGCTTTTCGATGTCTGCCACCTGTTGCGGCAACAAAATCCCGCCTGGGGTCGGACGGATATCATGGGTCAACCCCCGCTCCCTCTCAAACTGCACACGGGACTTGTTGGCAGGGTTGATTGACTTCTTCGGGTTGGGTCGCACGAACTCGCCCGTCATCTGCTCGGCCATGCGCTGGGCAGCGGGGCGGATTTCTTCCCTGGTCTTGGCAGGAGCCCTCGGCAGATCCAACGGCAGCGAAGGCTCTTCAGTGCGTCGGGGCTTCAAAAGATTTCGCAGGGTCTTGGCTGCGCCACCCGCCTGCATCTTCGGCTCGTCGTTGCGGCTTACTGCGCCGCCAGCCTTCATGCCTTCTACGGGAGGCAGTGGGCCAGACTCAGATTCAATCTGCCTGCGCAAGATGTCCTCAAATTCATCTCGCGTCAAATATTGACGATCACCAAACAAACCAGCCTCTCTGGCTTTTATGAAATCGTCTGTCCTTCGCCCTGGCAAATTACGAAGCGCCGGGTCGGAAGGGATAAACATTCCAAGCTCTTCAGGATTAGCACGGTACAACCCAGTATTTGCTAGATCTTTCACATCCGACCACTTGCCGCTACGGACGAAGTCTTGCACGAAGGGCAGGTACTGCTCGTTGGGTGCGCGGTTCTGCTTGCCTTTGATCTGGACGATGCGAGGCAGGGTCGCCGACTCCGGATACAACATCTCTGCATGTCTGACCGCCCGATCCTCGGGCATGCCCTCGCCTCGCAGCCCGCGCATCAGACGCTCAATTTGCTCCACCCTTCTTTCTGGCGTGAGTGTGGCCGATGGTTGCACCTCCACTGTCACATGAGGCTCGCCCTTGGCATCACGCAGGCTGTAGATGCGGCTGCGGCCAGATATTACGTCAGGGCAGTAGCCGCCGACGCAGTGGCCCATCGTGTCGCCTTCGTACTTGAGAGCCTTCTCAAGCTCTTCATATCCGGGAGAACTCATGTTCCCAAACCCATCATCTGTTGAGGGTAAATTCTTGTTGGCCTTCAACTCAACCCACCGATACCCCTCGGGGTACTCCTTGTAGACAGGCATCCCCTCGGTGGCCTTGATCTGCGCCTCGCGCATCCTCTTGGCCATCTCTTGGTCGAACTCGTAAGTGCGGCGTACTGCCTGCTCCATATTGACCTTGTTCAACTGCTCTGGGCGAATGCGGCCAGCAGCAAGGTCTTGCTTGAGAACATCAACAATATGGTCGAAGCCTAGAAATAGTGAATTATCGCCCTGAAGACCATAAATTCTTTCTTGTTGCGGGACTTTTTCAAGCCAATTCAAATTTGTTCCTCGCCCCAAAGGATTGCCTTCCGCATCCAATCCAAGACGAAAATTAGCTTGCGGCCCAAGCAAATCTTCTAAGTTTCCAGAAAAATAGTCATCGACTTGACTTTTTGCAACTTCTTCAATTGCCTTTTGTCTATTCGCATCTGTAACAACATAACCGAGTTCATAATCTTCTTGCAACTCCCTATTGGAGAGTTTGCTTAAATCTTTGGTCCGCTCTCTTGTCAATATCTTGTCAATTGCTTGATCTGTATCCTTAAATGATTTTGCGCCTGAAAATTCTTTCAAGTTGCCGCGCAAATTTTCGGCGGTTTGAGATGCAATCGCCTCATCAGAAGCCCTCTCCCATGCCTTTGCAAGATCGCTTTTTGCAAGACCCTCTTCCGGAAATCCAGATTCAGCGCGATAAACCTTTGTCCACTCTATTGGATCATCTCTGAAATTCCTTGGGTCTATATGCAGAATGCCTCGCTCTGCTAGCTTCCTCACTGGATCGTCCGGCGTGGCCATCTGCTTCTTGACGTAGTTGGCAAGGTTGCGGTCAATCCATTGCTCCAGAGCATCTTGTTCTCGCATCTGACGAAATGACACTCCTTGACCAAGGTTATGGTTTTGTTCTGCCGCCTGCACAAGTCTTGTCTTCAGCGGGTCAAGCGCCCTCTCCACACTGCCCGTCATCCAGTTGCCGCCCACCGGCTTGATCGCTGCACCGACAGGCAGGCCCCTGGTCAGCGGCGCAACCACTGGGGCAACGCCAAGGACGGTGCCGCCAACGAAGCCGCGCTCGCCGGCCCTCTGGATGCCCTTGTAGTCCGGGTGCATCACGCTGAAGCCAAGCTGGTCAGGGGCGCTTCCCAGCAGGCCCATGACAGCGGCGTAGGTTCGCGGATCGGGCAGCTTGTTGACATCAGCCTCCTTGGCACGCTTGACCGCCTTCTGGTACTTCTTGCCGGTGGTGTAGCGTCCAAAGGCTGCGCCACCATCCTTCATGCCGCCACCGAGCAGGCGCCTCAACTCGTCAGAGGTAGATCCACCTTTTGCCATCTTGACCTCGCCGCCTTCCTTCTTGCGCTCGAGGATCGTCAGCGCGTCCTCCTCGCCAGGGAACACCACGAAGTTGCTGGTGCCCTTGCCTGCATCCCGGCTGGTCGCATCAAGGTATCTGATGCCTGGGATGCCGTAGCCCCTCAGGGCCTCGCTGGTGCCGATCTGATAGTTCTCGGGGTCGAACAGTTCAGGGCGATACCCCTCGTCGCGCATGACCATGCGATGCAGTTCCTTGCCGGTGATGCTGCTGTCGATGCTGCCAGACTCTTTGCGAACCTGATCAACGTATTTCTCCCAATCAACATTGTTGGAGTAGTCAACCGGGTCGCCGCCTGTCATCTCTGCCCACTCATCGGCCTCTTGGCGCAGGCGCATATCGGCAACCTTCTCGGCCTCCCTCTGGCTCATGCCGACTTCGTAGTCGGTGCTTTTGAGCGCCTTGATCACCTCGGGCTGCTCACTCAAGGGCTTGTCCCAATCCAGCATCCGGGCGATCTTCTCGTCGGGGAGGTCTACGGTGTAGAGGTTGCCTCCGGGGCGAAACTCCCCAGATTCAAATTTTTTGATAGTTGATGCAACCAATTCAGGAGTCAGGGCGGGAACTGTATGACCTGCGCCCTTTTCATATTTTTGAAGCCAAGCAATTGGATCATCGCCACCAAAATTGACCGCCATCTCTGCAATTCGTTTTTCCAGCGCCGGTGTTCCTTCTGGGACTTCAACGCTGGAAGACAAATTTCTCCTGTAGCTTTTTGCCACACCCGGTGACTCGGCCAAATACAACCCGTGCCCATAGGACTGCGCCCCCTCGCCCGTGCCGATCTTGCTGGCATCGAATCGGTCGAACTTGTGCGGGGAGCCGTGGTACACCGTCAGCGGGGAAACGGTCTGGCCCGCCGACTGCACGAAGTCCTGACCAGCACGCCTGATCGCCCTGGGCACAGCCATCACAGCCCTGGCGCCCGATAGAGGCCCGGTGTATGCCCCGCCAGCCAACTGCCCAGCCCCGGTGAACATCTGCCCAACGGGCGTCTGGCTTGCCCCACGGAAGGGCAGGCGCTTCTCGATGTCCTCGCTGGTCGGCAGGAAGGTCTTGGACTCCTTGCCGGTGATCAGTTCGTAGGGCAGGCGGGCGAGGGACTCCAGATCCCCAGGCAGACCCAAGGTGCCCGACACCAAACCACGGGCGACCGCCACCGGGATGTTGGCCGATGCCTCGCGGTCTTGCTGCGACTCCGGGCGGCGGCCAGCACTGCGGTAGCGCGGGGGGGCGAACTGATCAAGCGGGTCACCGCCAGCAGTGCGAAAGCGAGGATCAACCGGTTCGCCGCCCTTCTTCATGTGGACATCGCCGCCGTCTGCTTTGTTCAACTCCGGGCTTCTGGTGTCGTAGGTGCCACGGTTGCCGATGGCGGACTTAACTTGCTCAGACTTAAATGGGATGGCGCCATGTGGCACTTCGGTCATCGGGTCGTACATGACAACGCCGTCCCACCCTTCTCGTAACGCTTGCTCGCGCAATGCCTTATCGTAAGCAAAGTCATGAGCCGTTTTGCCTTTCCAGCCAGGAACGGGCGCGAACTCAGTACCGAAAACACGCACCGGCCTTTTGATTGACGCATACACGGGATACAACATCCCACCTTCAGTTTTGCCAGTTTTACTTTCTGTATAACCGCTTGCTCGGTCAACATTGGTCGTCAAAAAAGTTCCCGGACGAAACTCATTTATGTCTGTAGACACAGTGCCGTGATACAGACGATCCTTGATCTTGCTGCCCTCAAGCATCTTGTCAAGGTTGGCCTTGCGCTCGGCAGCAGGCAGAACCTCCTGCGTGCCCTTGAGTCGCTTGGCCAGCTTGGCAATGCCACCGGCCTGGAGATTACGCTCCTTAGCCATCGCCGTCAGTTTTGCAATCGCCCCGGTTTTAGCCATGCTCGGACCCCTTCACAGTGCCGACATCATAAACGTCGGGGCTTGTCAAGTCCACCCTCGACTCAAGCCAGTGATCAACCGCAGCGTGCGCCCACTTCGCCATTGACTCCGACCGCATGCCCGGATCAACCAGCAACTCAAGCCGGTTCTGACACACCGTTGACTTTGCGCAACTGACCGCGTTTGGCGTGATCGTCCAGGCCTTGTTCATATCTTTAGACTGCATACGGGTTTACCCTGCGCTGCCTGCCGGTGTCGGCGTAGTCGTCCTCATCCCAGTCATCCCGAGGCGGAGGGTCGATCTCGAGCCAGCCGGCGTCCCGAAGATACCGCAAGGCCTGGGTGCAGTTGTGAACTAGGATGCCGTTGGCGTAGTAGCAGTGCTCACCCTCGACCGTCAGATCGTACACATGACGCATGGTGCGGGTGTTCGTAACTTGTCTTACCGAGGCGGAACTTGGACTCGGCCGTTTGGCAGGTTGAGCAGCAGAATCGCTTTCGGTCTGTCTTGCGAAGCGACTCCAGGCCGCACCAGACGCAGTTAAAGGCGCTTTCAACGTAAACCCGAGGCTTTGCCCAAGTCTTTGCCAAAGACGCCTTGGTGTGCTCTCTGTGCCACGCCCGGCCCTCGTCTGATCTGTGCCAGTCGGCTGCCCTGGATCGAATCCGCTCAAGGTGCTCAAGCTGCTCTGGTCGACTGCTGCGCTCAGACGCTTCGGCCCGGTGCTCGTCCCAATGCTGCTTTTTTGTGACGCAGGCCAAGTTGCTGATGTCATTGTTGGCCGTGTTGCCATCAATGTGGTGGACGTGCATGCCCTCAGGGATTGGCCCGTTGTGGTGCTTCCAAACATCGCGGTGAAGCCGGTGGCCAGCCCTCGCAAAGTATCGGCGATGCGCCGGGTTGTCGCTCTCAGGGTAGCGGTTGTACTTGCGACCATTGAAGACCACCGACTCGACAACAGCACCTTTTGATTTGAAAGCCATGATGTATCCTTATAAAGGTATACATTATGGACTGATTGACTCAAGCAGTCAACACGCACCCAGCCCTCTTGGGTCATCACCCGGTGCTCTGCCGTGGCCAGTAGGCCGTTGACGTTCCAGACCTCCTTGTAGCCGTTGTCATGCACCGCAGTCACCCGCCGCAGTCCAGCAGGCGTCATCACCATATCGCCCACCAGAATGTCTTTGATCGCCTTCGTCCCAACAGCCATCTGCACCTGGGTCAAGCCATCAACACACGCATCGACGTAATCGTCGTGGGTAGTCTCAGGGAAGCTACAGATCTGACTGACGAACCCCTCGGCCCAGTCCTTAACGTAGCCCTTCCTGGCGTCCGACTCCGGTATCCAGACCCGGCCACGGGCGATGATGTTCGAGACGATGTTCAACCGCTGCATCTTGTCGGCGTTGCCTGGGTTGTAGGCGCGGACGGGCAGGTGCGCTCGCTGGAGGTCTTGGATCAGACTGATGCCGGCGCTCTTGTCCTCAATCAGCAGCAGATCCACCCGCTTGCGATCCTTGCCCTCGCCGAAGATCGTCTCGTACTCCTCGATCACCTTGGGCCGCAGATCCGGGTACTGCATCCGCTCCTGCCAGCAGTCGATCACCATCACCGACATCGGGCCGTCCAGGGGCTTGAACATGCCGAACGTGATGCATGCGGTCGGGTCGTTCTTAACCTTCTCGGACGTGGCCACATCGTAGCTCTGGAGGATGTACTCAAACCTGGGGAACTCACGCCCGGCAGGCCAAAGCCTGAACATGTCCCGGTTGACGATGCCGCCTTCCTCCGGGTCGATGATTTCAGCGTAAATCTCCTGGCGGCCCAGGGTTGTGCCCTCATATTGAAGGATCTGCTTCCTGAAGTTGTCCGATAGGTTTGCAAGGTTGGCGTAGGTCGAGGCGGTGGTCAGGACAACGTCGTCGCCCTCGCGGCCCACCAACTCGACGATCAAGTCCTTAGGCTTGGGCGTGGTGGTGCAGATGATCTTGGTGTGGGTGCCCAGGCGGACGCCGAACTGGATCTGATCCCAGGCCTCCTGAAGATAGTCCCACGCTGCAAGTTCATCGCAGTTGTGTACGACGATGCCGTTGGCGATGAACTCGTGCTCTCCCTCAACCGTCAGGTTGTATGTCACCGAGTTGGGCAAGCGTTCGACGCGGCGTACCGCCAGTTGCCTCAGTGCGATAGGTCCGGACCGTGGACTTGTTGTTGCACTGCTTGCAGCAATACCGCTGGAATCGCTTCTTGGCAAGATATTCGCCTTCGCAGACAAGGCATCTCCGCAATTCCGGAACGAACTTGTTGATCCTCCAAGACTCAAGGCATGGCCTTGAACAGAACCTCCCAACCTCTCTTGCGGAGCAAGAAATAAAGCCCTGGCCACATTGAATGCACTTTGCAGGCTTTGGCGAGCGAAGAGACTCAAGCGTCGCGGCGGCGGCTCTTGCCTGCGCGTTTGATGTGGGTCGGCCCGTAGCGTGATGACGCTGATGATCGCCTCGCGGCATCGCCTCAAGATTGCCGGGATCGTTATTGGCTTTGTTCCCGTCCTTGTGGTGAACAACCCACCCAACAGGGATTTGCCCGTAGTGCCGCTCATAGATGACGCGGTGGGCGTATCTGCTGCCGATGTACTTGTAGCCCATACCAAGTCCCCGGGTTTGATGTCGCCAGCGGGAATCCACTGGTCGCCAACGAGTATCGGGTGATCTGCGGTAGCAGTCAAGCTCGTATCGCCACAATCCATTGACACCAATTCTGATGGATTGCCAGATACGCCAGCGGCCAGAACTCGACGAGGCCCGTGGCGGGTCATCACCACATCGCCGGGTCGCACAAACTGGATGGCCTTCTCTCCGCCACCGGGTAACGCAATCATGGCATCTGGTGTGATGCACCATGCACCATGAAATTGTGGCCCCCGGAACCGCTCAGGCTCCGATGCGGGGATGCCCTTGATCAGGCTGCCGTTGATCAGCTTGAGTTCGTGGAGGGCCTTGTTGTAGTCTGCGATCAGGGCCGACGGGATCACGGTCAGCAGGCCGGAGTCGCCCTCAAAACACGTCGACCGGACATCGCTCGAGGTCGGTGCGGCCACCAACCAGCGGGTGCCTGGGTTCTCCCAAGCCCACCAGCCGATCTGTTCTGCCGCCGTTCGGGTTTTCCCTGCCCCACGGCCGGCGAGCATCAGCCAGATCGACCACCAGTCCCCATGAGGCAGCACCTGATGCTTGTGCTGCGCCTGGAACCATGACAGCCGCCATGCCCAGGCCAGCTTGAACTCCGGCCTAGCCGCCTTGAGACTCGCCTGCACCTCTGGGTCGGCGAGGATCTCGGCCACATCAGTCATCAGCCTGCTTCTTCAACTCGACGTTCTTGAGCACCGCCGAGAGCAGGTTCTCAGCCTGCACCTCGGCCTCGATCTTGATGGGGCTATCAGCATCCCCAGCCAGGGCCACCCTCTCGCCGTACTTCTTCGGCTTGAGCTTCATGGCCGTCCACTTCCTGGCGTCGATGCGGTTCTTCTGCCACTGGAGGAAAGCCCCGTCCAGCTTGTGCTCGATCACGGCCCCGGTCTTCTTGTCCACCACCGCGATGATCTCGGGCTGCTCGTCGGCGATGGCGATGATCTCGTCGGCCAGGGTGTCAGCCTGCTCTTCGCGTGCGCGAGTGTACTGGTCGGCAAAGTCGGGCTTCTTCAGCAACCACTCGTAGATCGTAGCCCGCTCTGGCATCCCTTCCGTCTTTACGATCTCCCTGAGACTCTCCCCTTCTGCTATACGCAGGCAGATGAGGTTTGCCATCTGTTGGGTGAATATCGTTGGCCTGCCCAACTTCTTCTTTGCGGGCTCCTGGGCGTTTTCCGGGCTCGTGGATACCTTACCCTTACCCTTGGGCTTTGCGGCGCTCTGAGGGGCTTCTGAGGGCTTGCGCGGCATGATCAGAAGCAGTTCGTCGTGCAGTTGGGGCCGTAGCAGCACGTTGTGCATGTCACGATGCGGCTGCCGCTGAAGATTGTGTGGCTCGTGCATTGAGCCCATGCACCGGTCGTGATCATCGCAATGCCGAAAGCGGCAAGAATCCTTTTCACCATGTCCATCTCCTGGGTTTGATGTTTCCCGGCGGTTCACCGGTCGAAACCGAATCGGTTTCTCTTCGCTTTCGGTTCGCTATTGATTCGCTATCAACACGGCTGGGGACTCGTCGTGCGTCCTTCGATTGAGCGGCGACACCGGCCGCATCCCCATGCGTGTTAGCTGTTGGTGGTGTGGGAGTCGAACCCACCAGTTCACACTGATCACATCGGAATCAAACCGACCCTCTCACCAACACGGCTGGGGACTAGAGCAGGGAGTTCAACCCTCCTCTCGCTGATCAGGCGGGCCTGCGGTAGGCACCCAATCCCCATGCGTCTTGGCGCGGACTACTACCCTACTCGCGCATGCGCTTTTGGAGCTTCGCCCGCGTTGCCATTTTAACCGATTTCGACTGCCGGTGGTGAGATTTTTTGGGCAGAGGAAACCAAGGGTGAAGGGCTCCCGCCCGACACTCCATGCCCAAGGATTAAACGAATAACCCTCCAGCAAACCCATGAGGCAGCGATTCAATCGATACAAGGCTGTCTCACCGCTTGACCCTGCATCTTGCCCAATCCCTCGCTGACAGGCTGGACGGCTTTTATTCTGGGGGTGTACCAGTGCCGGTGTTTTTTGGGTGCGGCCCATACAGGCCCATTTGCTGACGCGCCCTGACGGCTGGCGTGGACAACAAAAAAGCCGTTACTGCTGCACTGGGTCGAAACCCCCGTGTTACCGGAGGCCAGTGCATGAGTAACGGCTCTCAATCTGTTGCTTTCGACGACAACGGAGCGGAGTATACGCCCGGCTCAACGCATGTCAACAGGTGCCAGGAAGTATTTTTATAACCGATTCGCTTTCGACTGGGTTTTGATTCGGTTATAGAAAGCACGCAAGTAAGACCACACCGAAAAACGCAACGGCTGCCAGCACCTCCCAAACTAGCCCCTCCTCGCCCTGGATTGGGCAGTCCCGGCCCTGCTCGCACTGATGATTGCAGGGTGGGCAGTCCCAGTCGTCGAAAAGGGGCATCTCGTCTTTGTCGTCTTTCATGACTGATCCCTTGCTAGGATGTATGAGATTGTTATGTGCCGCCCAACGAACATTCCAGCCATGAAGCACAAAAGTAAAGTCCACTCATCCATGATTCGTCCCCCTTGCTCGGATGGCGACGGCGTATGTCGGCCAAGCCAACAAAGTGTTTTTGTCCTCACACACCTTTGCACACGCCTCGCGCTCGGCCTCAATGCTGGCAACGACAACTTTCGACCATGATTCAGTGATCTGCCAATCCAGCTCGTCCAGCAGGTCTTCGGTCGTATCACCGTGGCCGGTGGCGTAGCCCATGGTCATCATCCATGAAGCCACTTTGTTGCGCTCGGCTGCGATCTGCTGGCGCATATGTCCGACAGTCACCATGCCTTCAGCGTGCATTCTTTTGGCTTGCGCGTCTTCGACAAGTTCGGCAAAGCGTTTGTCTCTTAGCGCAGACCACTCATCATCGTTTGGCTCCATATCGTTTGTGTGGGCGTCGGCGTATTCCGCTGCCTCCCGCGCCCACTTAATGATGCCTTCTTTCATGATTGATCCTTTTGCTTTTCCTTGAGTTTGGCTTCTATGGCAGCAATCAACTCATCGGCTGATCCGCGCTCGATGGTTGCTTGAATACACATGGCTTTGTCCTCATCCGTCAGCCCTACCCATGTGCGCTGTGCTGCGGGTGGGGTGGTGTAGACAGTTTTCCAGCGCCCAATTTCTGGCTTTTCTTTTCGGAAAACCGGGCTGTTACCGATAGACACATACCCGTAGGGCTCCTGCTTCTCAGCCTGCTCGATGGCGGTGCAGAGGTCGGTGATGTTTTCGTCAAGTCCGTAAAGATTACCTTTGTCGTAGCTTCTCACGTTTTCCAGCGCCTCCAGCGCCAGCTTCATTGCTTCGATGCTCATTCCGTCCTCCAAATTCTGTAAGAGCCTTCTGGCGTCTTGCGGGTTGCGAACTTCATCCCATGTTTGTCGCCGAATCGTTTCGCTGCGATGTACACAGAAGCCCGCTTTGCGTAGTCCGGCACAACAAAGCTGTCGCCCACCTCCATCTTGGCAAAAGGCCACAGGCTTTTCAACACGACGTTTTTCTCAATAAGGGGCTGGTTCATAGTCGTCCTTTGTTGGATCGAACCGATCAGGCCCAGGCGGTTGCCCAGGCCGATCCAGGGGGTTTGGGAACGGCGGGAACGGCCACATCACTCGGCATCAACAATGGCCGTCAGAGCCGCGATAAGCTCGCGTGCCTGGGCCTTGGACAGAACGGTGTTAGCCGTGGCACGGCGGATGTGGACTGACAGCCAGACGCCATCATCAAACGGCTCGACGAACACGCGGTCGCCCTCGGCGTTGGAAACAGAAAATTCCAGTTCAGTTGTGTTGCTCATGGTGCGCTCCTTAAACAATTTTGTCGAAATTGAGATGGCCGAAGACGGTGTGCTGCTTGCAGTCCAGGCAGCGGGCCAAATAGGTGTCAGGGCCGAGATCGTCGTAGGTCTGCGTGCATGACGAGCAGAAGGCCAGACGGTCGTGGGCCAGATCGCCGGCGTAGTCCACCGTGGGACGGTAGCGATACTCGTCGCCCTCGTCGCTGTAGAACTTGGTGTAGTGTTCGCTGTTCATTTCGCTTTTCCTTCGCTGTTGGTGTCTGATTCAACGGTCGTTGAACTGTGAACGGATGGCCTCAGCCTCAGCCTTAGTGCGGCCAAAGTAGGGGTGACCACTCTTGCCCTCAGCGCACCAGTCGTTGATGCCATGCTCAATCTGCTGCTCAATGTTCAAGTCGTTGAACGAGGGGTTCAGGACTTCGTATGCTTCGCGGTTCATTTCACTTCTCCTTCGCTATCCTGCTGATTGCAGTGATGCCATTGTAATCTGAAGTTACAGATGTATGCAATACCCCACAGCAATTGAGGGGCTTTACTTTTCGTTTCGTGCTTCCTGGCGACCCCGCTCGACAAGGCGGCGGGCTTCTTCTTGATCGTCGATTGCTTCCGACTGGAGCATCACACGGATGCTCTGCATCCTCGCAATGATGGCCGTTTCGGGCTTTCCATGAATCATGGTTTGCTCGAGCCGGTAGCCGGCGTTGATGTACTGGGACTCGGTGTTTTTCATGATCAGAAGTTGTAGTCGTAGAACTTGACGGGTTTGTCGCTCAAGCCGAACTTGCGGCCGTGCTTGTCTTTCCAGCCCTTCTTGCCCAGGCGGATGCGGATGATGCGGTTCTCGGGGTTGCTGGTGATGAACCATTTTTGGTCGCGCTGGTTCGAGCAGTGGGCAGCAAAGCCCCCAACGTGGAACTCCAGTTTGACCGACTCATCCTGAACCGCGTCCATCTCGCGGATCTCAATGGTCTTGTCGCTGACCCGGCGCACCACCTCGTAGGGCGTGACATCGCTGTAGCCATAATGGTTTGCGTAGCCCTCGTGGTCATCGCAGTTGCTGTACCCCTGGTTGCCAGGGCCGAACTCAGCACCACATTGTGAGCAGCTTGTGTTATCGAATTTCATGGTGTTCTCCTGTGGGGGCCGAAGCCCCCGGTTGATTTAGATCGGCAGGCCCAGCTCTGAGCCGTTGATGGGTTTGTTGAGTCGGTCGTAGGCCGGGAGATCCTCCGGCCACTGAAGGGCCCTCTCGAGCCACTCGAGCGCCTCTTGAGGCAGAGGCACCACGACCGTTGGGGTAACGGTCTCTTCGATCATTTGCTGGTGACCTTGACCGAGAACACGGCCGTGGTGTTGGTGTGCTGCGCGATCAACTCGGCAGGGATGTTGAGGGCCTTAGCGATGGCCTTCCAATCAACCGTAGAGCGGTTGGTCTCAACGTAGGTGGCCTTGAACAGGTCGCCCTCGAAGGACTTCTGACCGGAGAGGCTGGCCTCGTCTTTGAGGCTGTCCTTGATCTTGTCGGCCTCTTTGGTGAGGTCGGCGATCTGAGCCAAGAGTTGACCCAGGTTGTCGATGCTGTTGGTGGTGGTGATCATGTTCGCTGTTCCTTCGCTGTTGGCTGTCTTGCACTATTGCTTGACAGTGAAGGTAGTGTAACAGCAAATTACAACGCACAACAGGCAAACCCAATTATTTTCTAGGGACTAACCCTAATCCCCAGAAGTTCCCTGGTGTCGGCCAGCAGATCTTCCTCGGTGAAGCCCCAGTGCTTGGGAAAGCCCTTCGTGCCAAGGCCGTGAACACCCGTCTTGCCCCTGTGATGCTCAACGCACAACGGCAATACATCCCAATGGCTTGCCCTCTTGCCCATGCCAACCCCCGAGCGAGGGTGGTGCAGTTCCGCAGGAGTGCCCGGATACCCCATGCGCCGGCAGACAGAGCAGCCAAGCTCTGCCACCGCATTCATATGCCATCGTTCAGCGATTGTTGTCATCGCTCTAAAATCCCCACATCTCACGAAGGATGTGCTCTTCGTTGAAGCTATTGTGAAAAGTGGAGTCGAGTCGAGCGTACAGATCACTTGCAATAACTTGCATCTCATCAGTGTCGATACCAACAGATTTGAAGACCTCATCGTTTTGATCAAAAAATCTGTCCAGCACGTTCGTCAAAATCGCAAGCTCAATGGCGTTGAACTCAATGGCCACCGACTCCAATGTCAATGAATCATCTTTTTTCAATTTGCTTCCTCCTTGGTTTGGGTTTGGACACAGCCTTCTCTTCGGTATTGAAGCTGTGATCGTTGAAGCAGATGCGCCTGCGGATGACCACACCTACTTCATGCTTCGTTGACTTTACGTCCGTCGGTGCTCCGCACTGTGGGCATTTCATATGGTCGCTTTTGCAAATTCACCAAAATATTTTTTTGCCCCCAAAACATACGCCGCATGCGCATCCTCTTTTGTTTTGTGGGAGCCAAGTGAAATGTGCTTGCCATTGACCATGATGGCAGACGCCCATTTTTTCGTGTCTTTTCTGAAGGTCACACCCTTGTAGCCACTTGTGTTGCTTGACTTCATGGCGCTGTTGGCCATGTTTTGACTTTGGGTGGCCGCTCTCAAATTTTCAATCTTGTTGTTGGTTGAGTCGCCATCTTTGTGGTCTATGTAATCAGGCAAAAATCCATGATGCATCAAAAAAATAACGTGATGCAAATACATTGTTTTTTTGTTGATATTAATTTTCCAGTATGGCCGGCCATTGCAAGCGGTAAGCCACCCAGCAGCCTTGCCAATTTTTTCGCCCCCACGGCTTGTTGTTCTGTACAGAACACCGTTTTCGTAACGAAAATTTTCTTGAATGAAACTGATCATGTCGCACCTCATCATTGGTGGATAACATCACAAAAAGAAAATGGCAGGGCGGTGATGAATCGCCTTTTCCCCCGCTAAAGGTAGCCACAAAAAAATTTTACATTACCGCACGATCCATAGCACGCTCATTTGCAGACTGAGTTCTGTAAACCTCGACACGAGCCTGGGCCGCAATCAAGCCCCAACGAATCTCTTCCTCGATCTGCACCGCCTCCTGCAACGCCTTGAGGTGCTGGACGTACTCGGGGTCAGAGTACGCCTCGCGCTCCTGCGCATTGACCGAAGTCT